GGTATCATTATTATGCCCGCCATTTTGGTTTACATTCTTTTAAAATTCTTAACTTATAGTAAAGAGTATATTGAAGAAAAGAACCAAATTCGACAAGCTGGTTTTAAGACGTGGTCACAGTGGGCCAAGTACGAGGCCTTGCCTTGGGCTGTTGGAGCTCTGACCCTTTACAAGGTCATAAAGTATGCTTCCAAACTTTGGGAAGCGTATCCTGCGCCACATGGATCAGCGAATCCTCAGAACATGGACGACGTTGAGAGATCAAATGCTAAACCTGATAGTTGGGCTAAACCCGACGTAAATCCTTTGCCCAATGGAGGCAAGGTTGTCGGTGTAACTCCCGACCAGTTAGAGCAAAAAATTCTCCAAAACCTTGGTGTGCTATTTTTCACTGTCAAAGATTCCGGAAGGATAGGCAGTGTCAATATATTGCATCTTGGTGGGAACGTTGCCATAGTTCCGATGCACGCTTTGAATTTTTGCGACGTGTCCAAACCAGTTACGGTGAGGTTTAGCGGCCATGTTTATTCAGATCGATTAGATCCCATTCGTTGGGTGAAGATTTTAGGTCAGGATTTGGCAATCGTTTGGCTTCCTAACGCTGGTTCGAAGGCTGATTTGAAGGTTTTTATTCCTCATCGCCACGAGATTTCTCAGGTTGTGACTCGCTACGTTGTTCGCAACGAAGATGGTTCTGTTATTCAGGACCGGTGTAGCATCACTCCCGCAGAAGTCAAACATACTTTAAGTGCGTGGAGCGGGTTTGCTACAACTCTCTCCGTTGCTCCAGTCAATGGACATTGCATGGGAACTCATTTCAAGGAATGCCAAGAACCTCAAATAATCGCTTTTCATTTAGGTGGGAGCGCAAATAGAGCTATTCTTGGCAAGATTTCCTTGGAACTTTTGGAACCGGCAATGCGTGAATTGGAAGGACGTCCTGGTATTTTACCGTCGGCTCACATGGGATATTTCCATAATGAAAATGACGGGATGCCTATCGTGAAATCGATTGATATCGATGTTCGTTCGGCTTTATGTCACACGATTAACAAGGACGTTCTTGTTTACGG